GCATACTTTTCAGGATTTTTAATCGTATACTTACCTTGTGCATACCTAGCCATTTTAAATTATAATATTTCTTTGACTAAAATTAGCAGATTCTAAATTTTGAGAAAAACCTATTGTGCTAGATTTAGTTCTATTAAAATTTAAAATTTGAGATATTGTAGTATTAAGTTCTACAGGACTTAACCCATTAAGTGTATCTATTAATTGAAATACTGGAATATTATTAGTATTTGCTTGTTCTAATAGCATTACAGATATTTTTCTAGAACTTGCTTTACTAAATCCTCTTTTTTCAAAATATCCATTTAATGCGTTATATTCATTAGATGTAACAGGCACTCTTTCATTATCCTGCCTATCAAAAAAATTATCTTGATCAAAATATTCCATATTATCCACCTTGAATTATATTTGTTGCAAGTCTCTTAATTGGTAATGACTCTGCTGTTTCTTCAGTCTGTGTCGACTTTGCAAACACATCATTCATTATATCATTCTTTTCTGTTGTACTTAATTCGTCGTATTGCCATGCATTAGTTGAATCAAACCCAGGAACATATCCTTTTAGTACAGCCTGTTTAGTTAATACTGCTCCAAATTGAGGTGAAGCATTAATTTCAGATGCTATTTGTGCCCCTGATAAAACAGTTGGTTGTCGAGGAATCAATCTGCTTGCAAGTATTGCAGCTGAACCTATTTGTGCTCCTCTAGATAAACCTTCGAACTGATTAAATACATTTGCCACTGTAGATGCCGTGTTTGCTATATTAGTAATTGTGTTAAGAGTATTTACTAATCCGCTAACGGGTGAGGGTATCACATTTGAAATATCAGGATTAACCCAGCCAGATGATCCAGTTGCTTCTAACGGACTAGGAGTTGTATCATAAAAGCTAGGATCTTCAAAATTAGCAGGTTCACTATTTTCGCCTACCTTACCGTTGTCGTAAAATACTGATTCATAATTTATTGTCATAGTATTTTCAAGTGTTCCTGCGCCATCGGAATAATCTAACGAATCGTGTCCCCAAGAAGTAACAAGCGGGTTTACTAATGTATAACTATACCAGCGCTGTCTACCTAATTGGAATATTTTAATATTATCAAAAAATGCATCAGTTTTATCGTTATCTAAACCGTATCTAAATCTATTATCTGAATTATATTTGTTACGTGTAGAATATGCGGTTGTTGATTGCCCGCCGTCTGTATAATAATAATTATAATATTCTTTCATCATAGTAGATGTTACACTACTGTTATCATCATGAAGTGTTATAGTAACAGGAGAATAATCTATTCTAGTCTGAATATTCTTTTTTCTATTATATTGATTTTTAGTATCAACACTTGCAGAATATTGAGGTAAATCTGCTGTCTTAACCATTACTGCAATTTCTTTTAAAAGCCTTGACGTGTTTGGAGCAAATCTTGCAACTTCGTCGTTTGGTGTAGCACCTGCACCTACTGCTTTTTTTAAATTAAAAACAACATGATAAAGATACTTTACATTTGGCGCAAACCTTAAAGAACTTTGTGTATAAAAGTTTTGTGCATGTTGTGCATCTTTTAAATGTATATTATTGTTATTACTATATTGATATGCCATAATGTATTTATCCAAAAAAAAAACGGAGACATAAAGCCTCCGTTTTGAATAGAATCCAATCTAAGTATTTTATACTACGCCGGTACCGAACCCTCTAGGTGTTACTTCGCCGACACCAGTTACAGCGCCTCCGTCAGTACCTTTTTGTATAGCATTATCATAACGGATACTTAATGCAACTGTGACTGCATCACTTGTACCGTATGCTAATGTGTTATAGTTTGCTGATTCAATGTAGCAACCTTTAAGTTCGAATCTATCTAAAACTTGTGGTCCTACACCTGCATTGCCGCCGTCTAGCATTTCAATAACAGTTTGGAATTTGTAGTTGCCGCCTGATGCTGCACTAGCTTGTTCAAAGAAATCGAACTGCTTCTGTAGCTGGCTGCCAACTGCTCTTTGTACATTGTTACTTGAATCTTCACGCAAAGTAAGCGAGATAGGGTCCCAAGTATGCTTACCTGCAAGATATGTTCTTGAGTTATAAGCATCTAATGTGATTTGTTCAAATGTTAAATTTGGACGAGATACATCTACAACTTGTGCTTGCATGACTTTTACGTTGTCGTCTACAGTTGCACCAAAGCTTGTAAATGATACTCTAAAACGATATTGAAGCTTTGGCATCAATAGCGATGAGTTCTGTTCACCCTCGAACGGAACTGATAAATTTTGTAATGTTGTTACTGGCATTCTATTCTCCTAATACAGTAGTATTTATCATATTAAGGGCTCTAATTAAAGAGCCCTTATTTTCGCATTAACCTAATGCTGCTATTTCGCCTGTGTTTTTAATTCTCAATGGAATGTAAATAAACTCAATTGACTTAACTGGCTCAATGGCTATATCTAAATACAACTCATTTCTATCTATTCTAGCTGTAGTGTTATTTGTTGTATCACATACAGTTACAAAGTCATACAGTGCTCTTAGATTTACAAGCTCTAGTAGTAGCGCATCTGCTGCTGCTTTAACTTGTGATCTTGTTGCTGCATCATTTGGTTCAAATAGATACGGTCTTGCAAGTATTTCTAACTGTCTACGTAAGTAAACTGTTAGTCTTGCAACGTTAACTCTATCTAATGCACTTGCACTTCTAGCACGAGTTTTTTGTCCAAATACTAACAATCCTGCACCAGCTACTGGTGTAATTGGGTTGATGCTATTTGAATATAGTACATCACGCTGTCCTGCATTTAGTGCAATTGAAACAAATTCTCCCTCAGCATTAATATAACCTGCTGCTGAAGCATTGCTAACTCCGCCGCGTCTTGAGCCTGCTGGAGCATACCAAGGATAAGCAACTTGGTCGTTTAATACTATTGTTCTTAGCGCCATATGCGAAGCTGGAACAACAACATTATTACCTGCGTTATCACTTGTAAAGCCACTTGGGTAATACATACCTAAGTACTCGTCTTTAGATACTGCACCGTCATCGTTATCTTCAACAGCTAATGCAACGTTTGTTGCCCAGTTGTTTAGTGATGTTGCATCTGGTGTTAGTCTAAATGGTGTATCACCTACAACAAATGCTGTTAGCTTTCTGTCATAGTTTAGAGTTACCATTTCACCAATTAGTTCAGGATATCCTGGAGTAGCCATTATATTGAATACTCTTGTTTCGTCATCTCTGATATCTTGGTTACTGTTAACCATTGCTTGTAGTGCTTGTACAACTGACTTACGCTGTGCATGGCGTCCAAATGTACCTGATCCGTCTGGTTGATTTGACGAGTCAGTTACCCAACGATGTGGATAGTAGTTTGCCATACTTGCATCTGATTGACGTGGGTTAGTTTCACCTGTGTCTACATAGTTACGCTCAAAACGCTTAACGTTAAATCCGCTTCTACGTAGGTTCCATAGCAGCATACCTTTTGGATATAGTGCTGGATCTGGAGCATCTGCGTCTAAGTAATCGCTTGATAGCATATCTACTATATCGCCTGCTGTATGTGCTGTTGCTGTGCCGCCTGTTGTTGACCAACGTGCATCTGCAAATAGCATTCCGTTTTCAGTAGTTTGATCTGTTTTATCAACAACTGCCCAAGAGCTTAATGTTGCATTCCAACGATATACAGTTGGGAAGTTTTCTAGATCTGCTGTTGAAATCCAAAGATCATTATCTACTAATGCAGTACCGTCTGATTGCTCTGTTGGAGCAGTAGCACTTACAATTGGACCTGCTGGATCAGTTGTTGCAAATTCATTTGCGTAACCTTTCCAATCAGCACCATCATGTACCATAATGTCTATTTCATCAATTACACTACTATACCAAATTTCACCATCTGCTGTTAATGTGCTAGGAGCACTTACTGATGCTGAGTAAGATAATACTTTCCATAATGAAACAACATAACCGTTTACTGTTCCATCTGGATCAGCATAAAAGTTAGTAGTTGTTGTTGCATCAGCTGCATCGTAAACTGCAAAACCTGCTGCTGCAAGCGGAGTATTTGTTCCATCGACTAGTTTAATTTCACCACCTAATGCGTGTGTAATAACAACTTTATTGTCAGCTGTAACACTTGCTGTTACGTTTGTAAGTCCTGCTGCATTAATTTCCCCTGCCATTAAAGTTGCATCAGTTGTTGCGCCTGTTGCTGTAAATGCAACACTTACAGGAGTACTATATGCTGCACTGTTTTTTACTGTTTCAGAAACTGTAAAATCATATGCTTGTACAGTAAATGTACTTGCTGTGATAACTGGACTTGTTGCAGTTGCAGCGCCGTTACCTGCTCTAGCAAAAATTTTATAATCAACAATAGGTCTTGTTGCTTCAGTTGCGTTAACTTTTACATATACGTCACCTAGAGTTAAATTTGCACCACCACCTGTTTTATCTAACCAATACGTTGCTGTTGCATTAGATGCATAAAGTGGAGCAGATACACTTGACCATAGTCCTGTATCAATACTATATTTCTTAACTGAGAAATTTGCACCACCGTTTGGATTAGTTGTTTTTAACCAAACAGAGCCAGTTGGACGTGGAGATGTATCACTCGACTTCCATTCTGGAACACTTGTGTGAGCTGCTGTTGCTACTGCTGGAACTGCATATGTGCCTGCTGCTAATCCAGCTGCTGCTAGATCCATTGTACCTGCTGCAATAACTACTGTACCATCATTTGTGTTAGCAGTTCTATCTGCATATAGGTATAGCTTTCCGCTTACTAAAGATGCTGTTACGCCAGTAATTGCTGCACCGTTTATATCACTTACTAAATCTGCAAGTGTAGTACCTGATGCTGTAATTGTAGTACTGTTAATTAGTAAAGTTTCACCGCCGGCGAATGAGCCTACTGGTGTAATACTTGAAACTGTAGGCCATGCTGTTTCCCAAGCTACTGAACCAACTTGAACCCATGTTCCGCCTGTTTTCTTATACCAAACATTGTTTGAAGTATTAAGTGTAACTACTGCATAATCACCTACTGCACCTACTGCTGCTGATGGTGCTAAAGGATTTGATCCTGTTGCAGTATCAGCTGCTTCAGTAATTACTAAAGGTGTAACTGAACTAAAGCTCTGTCCGCCTGTTGTGTTAACTGCATTGCCATTCCATTCTAGTAAACCAAACACAGTGTTTGTTGTATCAAACCAACTTGCGCCATCTGTTGGCTTGCCTGCTGGAGCTGTTGCACTTGCTTCTAGTTTGCCTAGATCAAAGTCTGCTCTTGCTACATAAACTTGGTTTGTAATTCCTAGTAATGAGTATGCTGCCTGTAGCCCATATTCATTTAGTTCACCGCCGTGAATCATATTTCCGTTTGCGTCTGAGTAGAATGTAGGATCTCCAAATAGATCTCCTAAATCTTTTTGACTTGTTAACAGGTACGGTTTACCTGCATTTGCTTTTGTTGTTCCTGCTGCTACGGCTGTCCCTGCAGAATTTGTTTTATCTTCTGCCGAAGCAACAAATATCATTGGTACGGTACCAGGAGCAGCTGGAGTGTAAAAACTCTCATCAATTACCTGAACCTCAACACCCGGTGATACTAATGCCATCATATTTCTCCTAAAGGTTTAATTACTATAGTATTTATTAGATTTTAGGTTTATATGCTTGTAATACTCGGTGGTAAAGGGGCGGTAAAGGTACGATAAATACAATATGAGACCTTTGTGCATATGTAAACAACGCCCTGCTGCTATAAATTATAAGAAGAATGGTAAAACATTTTATAGACGCAAGTGTGAGCAATGTCTAAAACACGGCCTCGGGCACGGTATTCCGAGATGGCAGATAGCCGGATACGAAAAAAAGAACATATGCGAAAAATGTGGATACAAGAGTGTTCATCACGAGCAATTTGATGTTTACCATATGGATGGTGACTTGGAAAATTGTCGGCCTAGTAATCTAAAAACTGTATGTGCTAATTGTCAACGTATTGTCCAAAAGCTGGATGTAAAATGGAAACAAGGTGATTTAAAGCCTGACTTTTAGGTTGACAACTAATAATAGATACGCTATAATATTATTAAAACAAACGGAGCATCCATGGGACTAACAAAAGTGACAGCCGAATTATATGGTGATAAAACAGAGTCTAAAGTAGCGTCTATTGATTACAAATTTAACGAACGAGAACTAATTGAAGAGTTTCAGGAATATATTG